CAGCCGAGCCACTCAAGGACTGAGACATAGACCATAAGCACATGACACAAGGCACACACATAGAGCGACACCACACACAAGCATAGACACATAGGCATAGGCATAGGCATAGGCATACACACCAGCACACCATACCACCATAGATACTACACACATAGCAACCTACACACTAACATAGTAACCACATAGTAACCGTACAGCGAGATACAGACCTTACTAATATAAGTGTACACACAATAAAGTTATAGCCACTCATATAACAACTATACAAGCCACATAACTATAGCCACCACAATCAACCTAATAGCCTACTATATCCATAGTAACTAATAGCATGTGGACTACGAACACCATACAAGCAACAGCATAGACTTAAGCTATAAGAGGCATAGGCACAAGCCTACCAACAACCACACACAACAAATACAACGCATATATAAGCGCGTATATAGATATCGTATAGTACGGTGTATGTACTTGTTGTATGTACATATGCTAACGTGTGCTACACGTCCATATAATATCGTATAACGCTATATAAACAATGATACTAACAAACACGAACAACTACACAAGCAACCTAACAGTAATACAACAAGCCTTGTTATTAGCTAATTAGATAACGTTTATCACTTTTAACCTTTTAAATGCAAATAAAAAAGACCAACCTTTTTTAGATTAGTCTTTTAATTCTGCTATTCTATTATCTAACCAGCGTTGTACTTCTTGTAAGTCTTTTAAGTCCGCTAACTTAGTTATATACCTTTTAGCGTTAGATCGTGCCACCGTTTTTTTACGTTCTTCCTTGTGGCTATCTCTATACCGTTTGTATCGTTCTAATTCCTTTTGTTTGCTTGTTAGTTCGTCCATTATTTCCACGACCCTGTTTTAATTCTATGATATACATTAGCAACACCTAGCACCACAAAAGACACAGCTACCAAAGCAACAATATATATATTCATCTCAAAGCCTCCATATTGATTTTTATATTTTAATATTGTATTATTATATAAGAAAAGAGGGCGCTGGTATCGCCCTCCCCACGTTCTAGGTTCTTGAGTTTAGCTAATCTTTATGATTAGCTTTTTTTATTGTCTTATAAGCTTTGGCAAAATTAAGAACTGCCACAGACAAGCCTATAAGGTTCACAATAAATGAATCCAACTCGTAACCCTTTCAGTGATTTCATAACCTCGCCCCCTAATGTTCTAGTTTTTGAAAAAGCGGGCTTGATACACCTATGAACGTGCGTGGTTTATCTCAACCACAAATATATTGTACCATGGTTTAAACCACGTGTAAACATTTTTTTAAAAAGTTTTTTGTGATATAATGAAAAGCGTACATATTTGTACGCTTTTAGCTTATTTTTTAAATACGTAACTGTTAGACTGGTGAACATTGTGGCGATGTTTATTAGTCTTTTTTGTTGTAAATTTTTCGTAAACATAACGCAAAGCCAAACACCAAACTATTATATTAATTAATGTGTGAATACTTATATAAGCCGCCATCTTTTTTACCCCCTCGACCATATAATAGGATCGCTGTACACTGTGAACGCTAGCCCCTTATCTGTCAATTGTGTCCATCCTGGATATAGTTGATTAGTTTGAGTTTCTAAAACTCTCACGCCTCCACGGTCAACCATTCCAATAAATTCATAATTAATGGCGTGGTTTGTGCTGTTCTTAAATCCTTCAAAAATTCCATCCTTGCATACTGCTGTAGTTCTGGTTAGTTCGCCACTTGCTTGTGTCTCGCTTGCTTTTACGCTTGTTGTTCCAACTATTCCAAACATTGCCACCATTAACATTAATTTTTTCATTTTCCTTATCTCCTTTTTATGAATGTTGTTCATTAATCTTCTTCACTGAAATCAACAGCCGGAACATCCTCCCACATTGCACCCCAATGCGTCACTGGTAAGATGTAGATCTCCAAATCTTCATCGTAGAATATGCCGAGCCGTTTCGTTTCTTCGTTTTCTCGACAAATCTCCACCGCGAACCATTGATAAACATCTTCATAATCACC